TTCTGGTGCTCTCATAATTCTATGAATTAACATAGCATCTTCCATAAGACTTAATTGTTTCCAAATCTTACGACCACCTTCTACCATAGATTTACCATATGGTAAAAAATTAGTATCAGATAACATTCTGAAATGTGCAATCTCAAAATTTTCATATTCAGTTTTAACGGCACTAACTGAATGACGTGGATCTCCACTTTCCTGTATAAATTTAACATATTCTGGATTTTCTGGATCAGTATTCTCCATCCTTGAAATATCATATGGAGAAAGTGGTTCTACATTTGTAATACCATACTTTTCTTGAATTTCTAATCTTAAAAAGAAATCACCATACTTACACATATTACGAACCCAAGGCCACAAATTAAATTCTATATTTAAAATATCATAAAATAAATTATTTAATATTGTTTTAATATTGTCGTTATTAGATTGTACTGTTAAAACTTCTCCGTACTCACTTTTCATAGTAGATTCGTCTGCATAGATATCTAATGCAGAACCTATAATTGGATCTAAATCCATAGCTTCATAATCTTTAAACAATCCTAATCGCATTGTTTTAATTAATCCCGTATCGCTATAACCACTTAATCCAATTCCCTTATGTAATTTAGTATATCTATCAATTAAATTAGATTTGGGTGTAGCTTGCATTTCGTCAGTATCAACTACTCGTAATTTTTTCCCACCAACATTTCTTACAATTACATTTGTAGAAAATAATCTCTGTAGTCTACTAAATAATGATGTATCAGCCATATTTTACCTCTTAATTATAAAAGCCAATCAAGACTTTCTTTCTTTCCTTTCAATTCCCACTCCCAAGTTTCTTGTTCAGAAGTTTTATTAGTATAAATACCATTAGCAGAATTTACCGAATTTATACTATTTAAAGATTTTTTCTGTAATTCGATACCTTCTGCTTTTAACCTTAAAGCAGTTTCTCTTATCCAAAGTGCAATTCCATATGAAATTACTAAATCATCGTTATATCCAGACATAGCTTCTGCGCGTTGTCCATTATATATAAATACGAATAATTCATCAATTAATCTCCTGGAATTAACTTTTACAAGCTTCTCTCTAAAAAATTCTTCTAATTTAGCAATAACTAATGGTCTTGTTTTCATTGACATAGTAAATCCAGGAACTAATTGTTTGTCTTGCCTATAAAGTTTATTTGATACTTGTCTTTGTGTATCTACCCACTTTAAATCTTTTGACATATAAAATAAATTCGGGTACTCTCTATCAATTATCTGTTGTATTGCTGCCCAACCAATATTGTTATTCTCCACAACAAGTAATGCTTCATTATATTCTTGAGCTATATTAACTAACATATTACCAAAATCTCTTGTAGATATAGCTCCTTTATATTCTGCTACTTGCTCTAAAGTCTCCATTTCAAGAATATGAAATGCTGAATAATCTGTTGCATCTCCTCTTGCTACATCTGCACATACTATATAATCTTTTGAATAGTTTGCTGGCTTCCATATCCAAAGATTAGAATCCACTCCACGCTTTTCTACTGGTTCACAAACATTTATATTTAATTGCTCTTCTAATAATATACCATCAATAACTGATTGTCCAGAAGTAATAAAATCACAATCACATTCTTGTGCTGCTAATGAAGGACCTAACAATTTATCTTGATCATCTCTCCACTCTTGTTCTCTCTCAGGATGTACAGTCCAATGAAGTTTCATAAAATTAAAATCATTCAAACCATCTTCTGCATCCATCCAAGTTCTGTGAAACCAATTACCAACACCATTGGGTGTAGATAATGCCAAACATTGTCCGCCCGTTGATAGTGTTTGAGATGCCGCTGCCCATATCGGTTCTATTCTATCAATAAATGCCGCTTCATCAAGTATTAATAAAGATAGTGCCTCTGAACGACCAGCATCTTCACCACTTGATACTGCTTTTACTTGTGAACCATTTTTATATCTCAATGATAACTTATTATCTTCAACACATTTTGCTTTTAGCCAAGTTGGAAGATTTGCATGCATTACTCGAACTTTTGTTACTAAATTTTTAGCAACTTCTTGTTTCGTAGCAATAACCAAGATATTCTTATCATTATGAAAAGTCATCAACCATAAAGAGTATCCAGCAGTAATTGTGGATATACCTAATTGTCGAGCCTTTAATATTATATTAAATCTATGTTGTATAACATCTTCTATGGTTTTTTCTTGAAAATCATAAAGAGAAAATGGTATTTTCCCTTTTATTGGGTGTTGAATAACACAATACTTTTTCATAAAATATATAGGATCTCCTGCACATTTTACATATTCTTTCTTTATTATTTCTTTATAAGACGGATTACTTCTATGTATTTGATCGTTCATTATGATATAATATTTCCAACCTGATTAATAAGTGTAGTTACTGCATACGATAATACAGCACCATAGCCAAAATACAACCACTTGTTTTCATACCAAGATGGTTTTACTAACTTAGCTTTCTTTTCTGTAAGAGCTACATCTTCTTCTAATAAACTAATTTTTTGTTCCAATAAATCTATCTCTATTGTTTTTAAACTATCTTGTGTAGATAATGAATCCACTTGAACCTCTAGTTGTAAAAACTGATTCTCAAGGGTTTTCACCTCTTCATCAGTAAATGTAATTTGAGATAACCCTACTGATAAGAATATTAGTAATAAAAATTTTCTCATTTTTTACTAGCTCTCTTTTTTAAAGATGCTTTGGCTTTTCTAGCTGAAGTAACTTTCTTTGGAGCTTTTTTCTTAGCTTTAGTTTGTTTCTTTTTTACAGCTTTTAATTCTTTGTCAACTTTCTTAACTTGTTTTTTTATAGTTTTCTTTTTAGTATCTATCTTTTTAACTTTAGCTTTTTTCTTTGCTGTAGCTTTAGAACTTAATCCTAAAATACCTAAAATGATACCAATTATTTTTGCTAAACCTTTCATTATGCTTCTCCATGTCTAATTAAACCAACATTTGTTAATAATTCATCAAAATCACATTCTACTTCTACATTGGTATTAAAAATTTTACATAATTCTACTTCTATTTCACTATATACTTCTAACGCTTCTTTCAAATCTTTATGATTATCCGCGTGATATATTCTAGCTATTTCTTTCAAATTAGTTATTAAATCTAATACTCTACTAAATACTTGTTTATCTATCTGCAGTACTTTCATCTTCTTCACCATCCACTTCCTCTAATAAACCGTATAAATATTTTCTAGCATCTTCTGCTAATTTTTTTACATGTTCTTTATTAGAATTCCATTGTTCTTTTTCAAGTTCAACTTTTTCAAGTCCTACTGAATTATGAATTTCGGGCATTGATTCATTCTCCCAAGAATCTAATCCTTGTAACATATCTTTAACATAAGATTTTTTATTTTCTTTTATCTTATTTTTTTCCCAATCTTCATATTTTCCAATAGCTCTTAATTTAGTTTCCATTTTTACTTGACAATCAAAGCAGTGTCCGTATAATCTCCACATCTTATCATCAAGTTTTATCTTCATTGTTTTTTTACATTCTGGACAAAACCAAGGCATTCTTGCTTCTTTCATCACCTCTGATAGTGGAGATATTTTATCACCATGCTTTTTTAATTCTTTTCCACTATTATATCCAACCATAGCTCTTTTTTCAGGAGCCTCATCCCGTAAAATAGATTTTAATGCTTCATTTTGTCGTTCTGTTTCTTTACTATAGCCAGCCATAATTTATCCAAATGTTAATAGTCCAAGTATTTGATTAATTGGAGCAAATGCGCCAGTAAACTTGTACATTTTATTTTTATATTTAAACACTATACCTTCTGATGGAACTATTGCCTGTGAACCACCAATAGCCTCAAACTTTTCTAATTGTCTTTTTAATGTATCTAATTTAGAAACATCTTTCGCAGCTCTTAATTGTTTAATTGCTACATCTACTTCTCTTTTCATTTTAGATACTGTTTGTTTTGGATTAGCAGCAAGAAATCCACTTACATTCTTTAAAATTTCTGCTCCCAATTCAAAAAACAACATTTCAAATGGTTTAATATTGTCTTTTTGTAGTCTTTTCATATCTTTTTTATCAGTTGATTTAGCCCAATCTAAAAACTTATCATGTTTAATAACTTTATTATTTAACCTAAAACTTTTATCTAAAAATGCCCATCTTTTTGTCAATGAATTTAAAACATTTCTTGGTATATTATACTTCATCTGTTTAGATGCATTATGAATATATTCCATCCAATAAGTTTCATGATACTTACCTAAAGTATCTTTATCCTTCAAGTTATAAATATTCTGTAATTTCTGTAACTTCGATAAAAAATATTTTTGTCTTTTAGCAAAATCTTGACTTTTAGATACCTTTAAAAATTGTGGTTTAGATATTGTAAATTTCTTCTGAATGTGTTGGTTAACCTGTCTAATCATACCTTCTAATATTCTAGCTAAAGAAGTATCTGTTTTTATAGCCATTCCAGCTTCATTATATTCAGTAGCATTATGAAATACTAAATAAGCACCATCATAGTTTACTACATTAGCAGAAGCAGGATACATTACTTCTAAATTCATCCATCTTTTACCTTCACCAAATACTTTATCCTTCTGCCCCTTTGATAATCCTTTAATTGCTTTCTGTAAATCTTTCATTGCGAAAACAAATGCATTTTTAATATTACCTCTACCTGCAAATTTAGATGCAACTCCATTAACATCTAATGCATTTGCACCAAATCCTTTTAATTGACTTTTATTTCTTGCAGCTATTAACTTATCATCCTTCCAACTTACTAATAAATTCTGTCCATCTAATTTTTCTGTAACATCATCTTCTCTGTTTAATTTTCCTGATAACCCTAATTTTATAATTTGTTTAAAATCTCCAAATGTTAATCCACTATCATCAAATGGGTGATTCATGTGTCCTGCTGCTCCACCTTCTAATAATATTCCTTCCTGTAAGCTTTTTGCATATTTTATTGCTGCTTTATTTCCTTTAGTCTTTGCCACCCATTGAATCGCACTTTTTCTACCAACTGTTTTCTTTCTTCCTTTTGGATTAGGATTTTTTACTGTATCTGGCGCAGTTGTTTTTGTTTTCTTTTCAGCGTCTGCTTTCTTTTGTTTCCTAGCTTTATATGCTCTATAAGCACCAAATGAAAGACCCGCAGCCATTGTTCCAACACGACCAAACGCCTTTACATACGGTGCAGTCAACCCGGTTGATGCTCCTACTACAGTTAATACTAAAAACTTAGTTCCCATTTCACCACTAAATAAATTTGCGAATGAAACATCTCCAAGTGCCGCTGCTGATGCCGCTGCTGATAAATCTAAATCATATTCTGGGTCTCCGATAAAAGTCATCTTTGTCCATGCATAAGTTACCGCCGCGGCTGCAGCTATACCCATTACTCTTTTTAGTTTTGGATGATTTTTTAAGTAATCATCTAATTTAACTAAAGACTTTTCTTTCTTTTGCCCAAACTTAGTTGTTGCTAATTTCTTTGCTATCTTATCAGGAACATAATTGATAATTTTTTGATATCCTCTAAATCCTTTCTTAGCCATCTCAAATACTTTATCTACACTAAAATCATTTAACTTAGCAACAGAAAAAGTATTTTTATTCATCATTGATTTTCTAACTTTATCTAAAGGTTGTTTTCCTCTTTTAGCCCAATCCTTTAAGAAGTTATTAAACTTAACTCCTTCTTCTAATGTCATCCTTTCATCAATTTCTAAAATCAATTTTAAATTTTCATTTATTGATTGTGCTTTAAATCCTTTCTTAGCCGCCTCAATTGAGAATCTTTCCTCTTTTTTCTTTTCTGAAAATTCATTTCTCATTTCAAACGCATGTGATGCTCCCGGAAC